GTTCACCGGCCCGTATCCCCCGGGCTTCCATCCGTTGTAGGCGTATGGAGTTCTGTCCGGGAAGCTGTGCGGCGGAGCCTCCTGCCTGCTCAGTCTGTCCATGTAATGCTCAACCAACGACTCAGCCGCCACCACGCAGAGGTCGTTCACCATCTCATTGACGGCCTCTTTTACGGCATCGCTGTAGTCTTCAAATCTGACAGTCACCCGCATCGACTTTACTCAGCGTCAGAGAATACGGAACGAACGGACCACCATCAGTGAAACTTGAAACCCTGTAATAGACGTCATCGACCTTGAGCCGGTGATTCGCCTTCGGGTGACTTCCGAACGGCCACCGCGCAACAGCGGCAGAATACCGAACAGACATCTGGTCGCTGTCGTTGTCGAAGGTTTGCGATCCTCCGGACATCAACACGTTGCCCCTCAATCGCCCAACGTGACGCATCGTAACCCCAGAGTCCCCGCAGTCCGTGGCACATGGGATCGCCTCGTAAACCTCGATCCGCCCCAGCAGGGCGAAACATGACTCAATGTTCCGGCCCCATACTCGTGTGATACAGAATGACCGGATCCGCTCCACCTTGTAGACCACCCACTCGACCTCGTTCTCGTCCAGAACGACCGCCCCAATGCCCGACTCGAACTCATGCTCAAGCGACGAAAACTCGAAGATCCTGTCGGCCGGGTTAATCCCAGCGTCCACCCGAACAGCCTCGACCGGAACAGACTTCGCCCGAGCCTTCTCGAACGTCGTCACAGTACCGCAGTACCGATGGCTCACTTCGATGTAGTCGCAGAACGTCGTCAGCCAGTCTTCGCAGGCACAGCTACTCGGACAGCATCCGCTCACCGCACGTACCTCCGAGGCTTCCTCTGCGTCGATCGCGTCCGACAACCAGACCCAACACAGTCCACAGGTTTTGTGCAGGCGACATGAACGTACTCGTAAATACCCTCAGTCGCCTCGCCGCACCGCTTGTCCTGCCACAACTGCCGGTAAGTCGCCAATGCCTCGCGCTTCGCCATCAACTGGCTCGTGTAGTCAAACGACACACCCGCCTCAACGACCTTGTGCCCGGCGCACCCCGGGTCATTGGCCATCTCGTCAGCCAGCTCGCAGATCTTCGCCTCTAACTCAGCGCACGACAGGCACGACGACATCTCAGCACTCCACGAGCCCTCGGGGCTTTTTAGTGACGTCCGAAATCTCCAGCAGGAACGGATACCGCTGCTCCAAAGTCATCTGATCAATCGGGCGAAGTTCCGGCCACTTCAGCTCCGGATCAATGTCCGCCTCGGTAGAGATGAAGTTGATGGACTTCTTGTAAGCCGCCTTCACCTGCTCAGAATTCAGGTTTTGCTTCGCGCTCTTCACAGCACGCAACGGCCCCCCGGGCATGCGAACCAGCCACAATCGTGACTGACCGGGTTGAACAGGCTTCGCATCGGACTCAATCAATGGACTCGACATTCTGTCTCTTTCTACGCCAAAAAAAGAAACGGCGATGAACCCACCGCCGTTTCTGAAAGACTGTTGTCAGTCCGCCTGATCAGTCGGTGGGCACCAACATCATACCCGCGTACGGGTTCACGATGTAAGCATAGCCTTTGCTGAGACTGCTGTAAACTGCGACAATTCGTCGCTTGCACTCCTCTGCCCCGAGAGGGCATCGAGTGACGGTCGGACTGATCTGAGACACCCAATGGATGAACTCAGGAATCCGGCCAGTCCACCACCACTGCTGAGCAACCGCGTCACTCACGCTGTACCGCAGTTTGATGCGATCAACAAACCGCTGATACCACTGCAGGTCGAACGTCATGCCGTTGGCGACTTCCGCCGTCATGATGTACTTCCGAGTCTCGCCACCGCTGCACGCCGCGTCGTTCTCAATCGCCGTCGCCAGCAACAGAGGACGAATACGGTCGGCGTTCTGCCGGCTCGTCACGACCGTCAGGTTGTCAGTCGGCATGATGATCGGACGACCGTGAACCATGTCACGATGGTCGTAGATCATGTTCCGGATGTCCTGCAGGTCGTTGCTGCAGAGGAAGTCGTTCGCAGCCGCGTTCACCCACGGACCACCACTGGGAAACGGATTAGATCCGCTCGCCTGGTAGTACGTGTTGTACGCTGTGCCAGACCGATTGAACGTCGGCAGATACCCGATGAACGTGTCAAGGATCTTGTTCTCCTTGTACTCATTGTGGGCATCAGCAATCTTCGGAACCTGCTGCAGGATGAACCCGTTCGGGTCGCGGCACAGCGCCTCGCGGGTGAACTCCAGACTCAACGCAGCCTGCTTCCCTTTCGGGTGCCGCATGAAGTCAGTAGCCACACCAAACGATGGCCCCTTCTCCAGCTCGCAGACCTCTTCGACCTGCGGGTCGGAGAACACGCCGTGGTCCTCGTAGGCGTCTTCGCACTCGCCCTTCGTCTCGACAGGGACGAGGTTCGACATCTTGTACTGCTCTTTCGGATTCTCCGCCAAGGCAGTCCGAATGATCTTTGGGATCATCTTGTTGAAGACGCCACTCGTGATGATCGCTTCAATCGCGTCGTCACCCAGTCGCGTCAGCTTGCCACGATGGTCAGGACCGAAGTCATGCTCCAGAATGGCGTTGACGTCGATATCCATCCAGCCGATGGACTTCTTTTCCATCGCCTGATCAAACTGCTCCAGAGCCACATCACCGTGACGCTTGATCTCACCGATCAGTTTCTGCGTCAATTCACGCTTTGGCATAACTTACTCCAGGCCTCTCGGCCAAAAAAACATGAAACAGACCGAGAAGACAATCAGTCAGCAAACTCAACCATCGCACGACCCTGTGCCGTCACGCCGCTGCTCGCAATCGCGCGGAACACGATCAACTCGGCCGCGTCGGTCTTCTGGATCTTGTTGTTCACAAGTGCGTTCGAAGACGCATTCTTGCCGAACGTGAATCCCTGACCTTCCAGCCAAGTCGTCGGAGCCGCAACACCAGAGGTGTCCACAATCTCGTAAGATCGTGCGAAACCAGTCCCCTGACGGTACTTCCAGTACGGAAGACAGTCCGGCTGTTCGATGCAGGCGTTGTCGTCGTATTCCTGTGCGGAAACGCCCTCAAACACCAGCTTCGCAGCTTCCTGAGTCGTTGCGAGGTCGGTATCCCAAGCCACCGTCGAAATCAGCGCGGCCTCTTTCACGCCGGCAACAGGATCCGTGGACGTCAAAAAGTCCCCGGGGCAAATGTCGACAGCGGGATCAGGGACGCCCATCGACCGAACTTCGATCTGGCCGTTCCCCGTGTGCCCCTGCTGATACATGCAATCAAAACACTGTGGCATCTCTGCTCTCTCCAATCAAAAACGCGAAATCACTTCAGGCCAAGGCTTTCGAGCAGGCTGTACCCACCCTTCCGACCGCCGCTCCCAACACGGGGCGCTGGCTTCTCAGACTCTTCAGCAGCAGGGCTCACACCCGTATCGTCCAGTTCGCTGTCGTCGACAGACTTGAACAACGGACCCATCTTCGCCAGCAGGCCGTTGAACCTGTCACGAGTGTCGCCAGCCATCTGACAGGCACACTCGACAATCTCCTTCTGCAGATCAGCAGGGATCGGCATGTCCTTCATCGTCGCAGAAAACGACTCCGTAACCGCCGCTCGTTCCTTCTGGGCCGCAGCTTCACGCTGAAGAGCCGCCAAAGACTCCTGAGCCTCTTTCAACTGTGCCATCAGAGACTCCTTCTCTGCATCCACAGCAGGTTCGCCTGGCTTCGTCATATCCTCTTCCTCAAAAATGCCCTCGGTAGTAGCGGGGCGAGTGACAACATCAACAGAACGAATCTCCTCCAGAGATTCCACAACCACGTCACCGTCAGAGTTCCGTGGACCGAACTTCGCAGCAGCATTGATGCTCATTCCGAACGTCTTTGGAACATTTCGGACATCCCAAGCAAATTTCTTTGCCATCGGATGTTCCGGATTGTATTTGATCGTCCCAAACCACCCCTGACCGCTCCGGTACTCGACGCTCTCTACGACGCCAAACGAATCAGAGTATCGCCGAACCTTGTTCGGGTCAGACTGATCGGGATGGTCCAAAAAGATCCTCGCGCCGGTCAACTTCGAAATCGCCGTCTTCCGCACGCCCTCAGTGTCGTACGTTCTCCGATTCTTCGATCGCAGCCCGAGCAACTTCACGTTCCGCAGCACGCCGGTCTCTGCCTCAGTGACATCAACCTGCTCAAACGCATCCGAGGTAAACAAATCGCTCATTTCGTGTTCCCGCTTGAACCTGCGCCCGTTGCCGGCGGTGATGCCGGTGGTTTCGGCTTTTTGTTCTTCCAGCAATTGCACATACAACGCATCCTTTTCTAAGCGAGGATCCTGTCCCACCAAAACATTTTTCCGAAATCACGCATTTTTTGTCGGATCACCCTTCGACACACCGGGCTCTCTCATCGGATCACTCTTCGGATCCGCTGCCGGTCCCGGTTGCTGCACGTTCATGATCATCGGAGGCGGAATCTCATTCGCCCTCTCCACCTTCAACTGCTGCTGAGCCTGATCGAAGTCGTAACTCTCCTGAGCCATCAGAGTCTTACCGTCGAGCAGACCACCCTCCCACAACGCCTTCCCGATCTCAAAGTCTTCCATCCGGTTCCGAGTCTGAACCCGAGGTGCCTTGACATCCAGAAACACGACGTTCACATCCGCAACCGTCAGGTCAAAATTCCCGCTCTCAGCAGCGTAGAGCATCGCCTGATTGATGATCGCCATGTCCTCGCGAATCATCTGGTCCTGATTCCGACGCATCGCCTTGTGGAACGGACCTTCGCTGACCAAAGTGCTCGCAAAATTCCCCTCGCTCACGTTCGCCGTCAACATGAACTCAGGAACCTTCATCCCCGCAGCGCACGCCCGCAGCAACTGGACCAGAACCTCGATATGGTTCGACTGTCCAGCCCCCGTCTCCGGGAACTCGTACCGAACGGTGCTCGGCACAGTCACCACTGACGGAGCAGGGAAGCCCATCTGCTCCGGTGCCGCGTCCTTCCGGCCCGTCTGGCTCGACGCCAGAAACGTACGCACTGCATCCGGACCAACCGCCTGCGAAATCGTCCGGATCGCGCCAAAACTGGCCTGAAACGACGATATCCGCATCAGATTGCTCAGCAACGTCTTTGCCCAACGCAACTCCTGTCGCACAGGCCAGAAAAACGTCAGCCCCCGGGGATCCACCGACAGCACATTTCGCCGACGATAGTTCACCAAACACCGCAGGTCCGGTGAAAACGCCTGCCAGTTCGCTACACTGCCCCGCCGTGAGTGATACCGGAAATCTCCGATCCACTTCCCGGCGCCGCCGCCGTCCACAAACATCGCCACGTCACGGTTCCGGATGTTGTTCGTCCGGCGAATGCCCAGATTCTCGATAAACGGCCTGTCGGACTCCGCATCGTTGAAGTACGGGCTCAGCGGGTCCTCCTCCAGGTCAGACGGCTCCACGAACGACGTCCGCAGTAGCCCGTCCTCATCATAGTACAGCAGGTCGAAGCACTCGCCGTGCTTGTCCAGCCGCAGGGACACCTCGCCCTGACGCGATGCCCAGTCGTTCTCGTCACGCCAGATCTTCAGGAACGCTTCAACCCGCTTCACGGACTGACTTTCGATCTCACCGTCCCGAGGCTTCACCGCGTAGTTGTGCCCAGTGTCCACCGTGTAAAACATCCGGTTCTCGGTCGCATTCCCGCCCCACGGCGTGATCGCCAGACTCTCTCCGGTCGCCAACATCTCCCGGACATCGTCGATCGTCGCAGCCTCAAACGGATCCTCGCCACCCGGAACGTCACGGTCATCAATCCCGCCAGAAGATCCACAACTGGTTCCCAGTTCCTCCAGAATCTTCTGCGCACTCTTCGTCAGCTCGACGTACAGCAACTCCAACGACGTCCCAAGAGTCTGAACCTGACCAAATCCGCCAACAGACATCGCCGTCCCCTCACGCAAATATCCTCAAAACACCGTCTGGCAGCAGACTACCACCAATTCAGCCCACGTCCAACACTATTCCATGTGCCTCCACAACCCGAACGCACCCGCGCATCACCCCCGGATACGCCAGCACTGCCACCCAACTCATCGAAGCCACCCAACTCCGAGTCAACTCCGCCTCCTCGATCGCCTCGTCAATCGGGTTCTTCCGGCCGCAGCCCCTGCACGTCATCGTCGCCCCTCCCTCAAGTCCTCGTAGTACCGATCCAAATACACCGGCAGGTTCTGGCACATATCCAGACTGTCCGGACCATCATCATGTTTCCCCTCGCCCGGGATCCCGTCAAAATTCCTCAACTGACTCAGCAGCAACTGAGTCCCCGGGTTGTCCATGAACCGCATCTCTCGCCGCCTCAACGGCCCGTCCAGCCTCCGGATCCGCATCTCCTTCTTCAGCATGTCTTTCACCGGAATCAGCACGTTACCCGCCATCAGATACTTCGACAGCGCCATGTCCGGATGGTCCACCGCATACTGCATCACCAGATTCTGCATCACCTCCTGAAACGCCGTCGCCTCCATCCCGATCAGGTCTCCAGACCGGATCCGGTGCATCGGATCGTCGCAGAACCGAAACAGGTCCTCCACAATCTGCCCCGGAGGCCGACGCGCAAGGTCCGCGTTGATATACTTCAGCTCCCGCGTCTGCATCAGGCAGCAGATCGACGAGTAGTCCCCCTTCCGCTCACTCCGACCCTTACTCGGGTCCACCGCAAACATCCTCACGCTGTCCGTCACCTGCTCCGGACGAGGCCACGACTCGTAACCGATCGTCACCTCCATGAACAACTCTCGCGGCCACTCCACGTCCGTCTTACTGCTCGCCAGCCACGACCCATGCAGAAACCGCTCTCGCTCCTGCGTCGGCAACTGCAGCAACCGCTGCCTGTAAGCCGGGTCACTCGACATCAAATGCTTGTTGTCCGACAGCATCGACGGAATGAACGTGAAACTGTTGCTGCACTTCTCCCCAGTCTCATCGAACTGAGGCTCCGAGTACCACTGAAACCGACCGTCCTCGACCCGAAAATGACGGATCGTCCCGATCCGATCCTTGTCCGGATACCCATCACTGTCCAAATACCACTGGACCACCGGAAACAACCACGAATCTCTGTCCGGGTTCGTCGACATCCGCAACGTCGGACGAATACCCGACTTAGAACGGCATCGACCCCACAAAAACAACACGTTCTTCTGCGAAAACTGGTTCGCTTCGTCTATCCCAATCGCATCAAACTGAGCACCCAGATACCCCTCGATGTCCCGCTCGTTCTGCAGCGTGTTCAAACTCACCTTCGCCCCACACGGAAACCGGTGCTCACTCGACGTGTGGTTGTACTTCGCTCCAAACTGACAGTAAACAGACTTCGTACTGTCAATCAACCCCCCGGGCTGACTCAACTGCGGAAAACTACGCCGCCACAAACTCCCACGGAAGTCCTTGTGCCCGGTCGGACCCTGACAATGCCGCAGCATGTCCAGAATCAGAGCGTAACTCTTCCCTCCACCAGCCGCACCACCGAACAAACACCAGTCCGTGCTGCAACTCAACAGCTTCCACTGCGTGTAACTCACGTCAAACGACATAAAATCCCTGCCTGCATTCCTGTGCTACGGGCGCGTAACCGTACGGGGCTCTCCATATGTCCGAGGCGGGAACTCACCAGCCGTCACTCGGTCACAGAGTCCACTGCAGGCTCCGTTGAAGGCTCC